TGGGAGACTAAGTCTGGCGTAAACGCACTATGCTCACCGCCCTCAACTAAGCCGGTAACTGCATAGAAGTCCTTGTATTTATCATTGACGGCAGCCTTAAAGGCATCATCATCAAATACCTTCTGCTTAGCGCCGTATTGAGTCGTCGTCTCTTTATAGAAGTCGTCTTTGTTAACGCCAGCCCTCTCAGCAAACTCCCAAATATTTCCTTTAGTGCCTTCCGACCCCATTGCCCCTGCCTGATCATACGTAACGCCTAAAGCGTCAAGGCCTTGAGCAATCTTCCCTGAGTAGCTGTCAAGTGCCCAGCCAAGCTTATTGTCCGCGCCTTTAAGGTCGCCAGATATAACATTAGGGTTTAAAACACCACCGCCCATGACCTGGCTTGATGCCTTGTCTCTTTGCTCAGTAAGAAATTTATCTACCGCGTTAGCGTCAAGGTTCGCTACGCCCTTCGTGTAGCCAAACTGCCCACCGGTGCCGAATAGGGTCTTGCCTGTAGCTAAGTCTTTGCTGTAATCCTCAACCTTAGAATAATCAATAGGCGTATAAAAGGTATCGTAAAACTTAGATAAATCATCTACGGTCTTGCCGGTAGCCAACGCCATCTGCTCTAATGGAATATTGTTTCTTGTCGCATACGCAGCAACTAAGCCTGGGCTATCTTGATTGGCGTCAAAGTAGCTCTTAACGTCCGCAGCAGGAACGGCGCCGGTGTATTGACCTATTGTCTTCTTTTCTAACTCAGGCTCAGCAGCCTTTCGCCAAATCTCTTCCTCTTCCGGCGTAATCGCATTGTCTGCACCGATGGTGTTTAGCCAGTACTGGAACCCTTCTGGGTCTGCTAATTTGGCGTCTGCACGACCGAGAACGTCGGCATATAGCGTACTTAACTTATCAGCAGCAGCCAGCGGGGCGCCGGTTGGGGTCGGAGAAATCGATATAGGGCTTACTATTGGCGATGGCTGACCTAACCCAGTAGGCGCAGCAGGGCCGGCAGTCTCAGCGGCCGTAACAGTCTGCTGCTGGGCAGGAGTAATTGGCGTTGGGGAGTACGTTAACGGGGCAATGGTAGGCGCAGGTTTATCTAAGCCAGCAGGGGCAGCAGGGCCAACAAAAGACGTTGTAGGGGCTACAGTTAAGCCACCTGTTACAGGAGCAGCGGTTACCCCGCTTACCGTAGCAGCACCTACCCCACCCATAAGATTTTTAGGAAGCTGCACGCCAACCTCAACTGCAGGCAAACCACCGGTAGTAGTTGCTACCGTCTTTGCTGGAGAAATTGCCGCGCTCATCTCTTTTGCAGTTGGAGGGCGTCCTAGTTCGCTCGTTAACTGAGCCTGTTTTTGACCATAAGTAAGAGCCATAATTTACCTTTACGCCACGCTAGGGTTGATGGCGCCTAACAATGCAGATGCCCAATCAAACCAGTTATCAAACCCAACGGGACCCGGAATACCTTCGTTCGTGAACACGTCAATTGCCTTTAACCCACGAGCCCATTCGGTCCAGTCCATACCCGGCGTAGGAATAGCAAGTTGATTCGCCGCGTACTGCTCGACCATCAGGCACGCCCAAGAATCAAACGTATGATACCGAGGGTCATAGACAAGCGGAGGGCTGACGCCAATGCTCATCATGATCCGAAACCTCGAACGTCGCCAAGGTCCGCATTCAACAGCAACTTGCCTAATTGATAGTTACCACCAACAATGTTTGAAGTGAACCGTAAGCGTAACTCCCGGCGCTGCTCCTTCATGTCAATCTTGCCAATGTTAGCGTCAAACACATACGGAGTAGACTCCTGGTCATCACCCTGTGCAAATGGACGCCCAGTTACAACAAGGTTCATCTCACCTGTCATGATGAAGTCAGGCTCAACGCGCTCTAAGCGCAGCCATCGGTTAGTTCCAGCCGGGGACATCTCAGAAGGACCGCCGCTGACCCAACCAAGGTCGTTGGTCTCAAAATAGCTCTCAATAGCAACCGCGTTCTGGCCATTTACATAGTCAGTGCCGTACTCGTTCTGGAATATTTCAATCAGATCTGGCTGCGTGCTAAACGTTAACAGCACTGTGCCGGTCGCCGTAGCGTTAGCCGTCATCGTGATAACCATCGTCCAAATAGAGGTAATGGGTATCGAGAATCCAGACCCACCACCTAAGTCAGCATCGTCAACTTCAAGCACGTCACCGACCTCATAGACAGCGCCAGGGTTTACGATTGCGACAGCGGTGACAACATTGCCGGCAACAGTAATATTAGCGGTCCCGTTAAAGCCGCTGCCGGTTATAAATGGAATATTTAGGTACGAACCGTTTACATACCCAGATCCGGCCGTAATAGCCCCAAGACCGTTAATGCCGCTAGTTGTGACCGTCTGCACCTCGGTGCCAACAGTAATCCCCGTCCCGCTAATAATCTGGCCTACGATAACGTCAGGGTAGTAGGTCGCGGTTTTAAGATAAGGGGAGCCATTAACAGTGGCAAAACTTGCCTCAAAAACAGACTCCGATACCGTCGTCACCCAATCGGCCGCGACAGGAAATGCAAACACCTGTGAGAAGTACCCAGCAGAGCGTCGGGCGCCAATAGCACCACCGGCGTCGTACCAGGTATTCTCACGAATATTGTAGACAATCGCGTCGTTACATTCAGTGGAATCCCCACGCGGGTAGTACCACCAAACCTCACCATATCGAGGTACTTTTGTTACCCAAACCTTTTCCCTGGCGTCATAGTTCAGGTTGTCGAAAAAGTAGTTCTGGTTCATGTTGTTTTCAATTTCCTTTACCGTACCGTTGTACAGAAGGAATCGATCAACGCCGATCCAATAATAGATACCGTCGTACTCAATCACGCACTGCGAGGACAAGATTGAGGTCTGGCTTGAGATAATGTCGTAACGCCAGAAGGTCGGGGTAGAAAAGTTAGCCGTTCCTGCAATGCCTAACGACTGAGGGGCATAGGAGACGCGTATAAGGCTATCTAAGCTCCAGAACAGGCCTGAGGGGCTGTTAGAGCCTCCGCGCACTGGTAACCCCTTAACAATCTTCCCAGAGGCTACATTCACCTCGTTAGCGTCCGCGGAGACCCAATCCTGTGCATTGCCGGCAGAACAGTTTCTAATTAAGCCGTCATTACCAAAAACAAACACGTAAGGGTGGAGCACTACAACACCGCCTGATACGCTGACGTTGTTGTTAAAAGTAGCGGTAACTGTCCCGTCTGCCGTAGCGTTAGCAGACAAGGTAACCGTCGTGCTAACAACAGACACGACCGTTGTTCCGCCAGGTATCCCCGCACCTGTTATAGACTGGCCAGCAGCAATTAAGATGTTAGTAGCCGCCAAGGTAATTGTAGCCAAGCCGTTTGTTGTCGTTACACTATCCGTAAAAACACCAATCTGAGACAAGGTCGTGCCTGTTACGTCACCAATCAAAACAGGCGTGTTCGTGGTGTTATCAATTACAGCCAAGTTTTGACCTGGATGAGCCACGAGTGTTGATAGACCAGACCCAGCCACATCATAAAAACCGTCAAACTGCCAAAGGTTAAGGTTCGATGGCGTGAAGTTATTTAACGTAAAGTCTAAAACACCAGATCCAACCCCGTTACTGTCAATCGTTAGCGTCTGCAGGTTGTCACTGTACCCGCTAAAAATATAGGTAAGGCCGTTCCTTGGATTAACCCAGATACCCCGTGATGGGCCCGTGAGCTGAGCCGAGATAACCCGGTACCCGCCCATCTTACGAGGGCGCTTACGCTGGAACCTGACCCACTTGCCGTCGGTATAGTAGGCCTTGTCAAAAAGCGTCCCGTCCCGCTGAATGCCAGCGACAGTATCAAGTGCAAAGACTTTTTGGGTCATGTGAAGACACCACCAGCAATACCGCTAGGAATAGTTAACCCTGAGGCCGCTAAGGTCATCTCATTTACCCCAAGAATAGACCAACCAATCTCCCCAGAGCCTGGGCGGTACATACCGGTATTTGTTTCAGAGGCGAAGTTAAGAGATGGGTTCACAACCGTTCCATCAGACAAAGACGAAATGCTTGCCCCGGCGCTAATTGTTGTCGCGTTATAAATATTTACCGAATCGCACAACAAAATAACCTGGTTACCGGCAGGCACAACCGCCGTATTAGAGCCAGCTACGCCAGTTGTGAAGGTAATATCGTAAGGGCCAGGATCCGTGGTTTGGTTAGAGATGTAGTAAACCTGCACCGTCTGCGGGATCTCTACCGTCACCGCGCCGGTCAATGTCCCAATATACTTCTGGACAACGTTAGCGGCCTCCGCAGAGGTCAAGGTATAGGTGCCGTTCGTTACCAACTTCGTTAGCTGCGTAAAGTTAAACTGCGACACCTTACCTAAGCCAACCGTAAAGTACGCCGTCCCAGAGCAGCACACAAAGCAAGAATCAGCAGGCTGCAAGCTAACCGATGCAACGTCGTTAATATTTCCACTAGCCGGGGTAACCGCCAATGAACCGGTGCCTCCGTTGCGCACCAATACAAACCAATCGTTGCCCAGGGAGGCAGGCGTAGGCATGGTAAACGTACCAGCGCCGCCGTTCCAGATGTAGCATGAGGCCCTGTCGGCCGCTACAGCCGTATAGTTAGATGAGAACGTTACCGTACTGTGCGACTGGTTTAAGGTCGTAGAGATGGCCTTTAAGCCGTACCCAGCTAGTACCGCCGCATCAGCCGATGAAGTCCCAGCACCGAATTGGAAAACGTTCCAAGTGCCGGCCTCGTCAGCATTGTCTGTTACGTAGATATACTGGGCTTCCCCAGGGGCAATCGCAACAATGGTCCCGCCATCAAAGTCGGTTACTGTAAAACTAAAATTGCCGACGTTGTAAATCATCGCATCAGTGCCTACCGATGTCTGATTCGCCGGCGGCATGATCAAGTCCCACCCAGCCTGGCTAGGCAGAACGTCCATAATCCTCGCAGCCGCACCGTCAGCCGTGGTGCCGTTAATTGGCCACTCTAGCTGTAGATCCGCGGTTAATTCTATGTAACGATAAGAAACGTCCGTCGGCTGGACTACGTTTCCTGTAAAGGGGCTGTTATATGACATAGTTAGGAGTCCAATGCGACGGCCTGACGGTCGGCTATGCGCATCGCATCCTCGGCCTTCAGAGTGTTGATAATAAGGTCGTACTGAGCCTGCCACATAGGCATCCGGTCATCGTTCTTCAAGAACGGCATCGACTGCAGTAACGTCCCGTACAGCATGGCCTGCGGGGCATAGGTTGTGAACCAATTAACCTGGTTAGTTGAGCTCAACGGCTGAACCCGCTCGTAATAGATAAC